GGCTGCAATAGTACTGGCTCCTACACCTGTAGTAGAGGAGCTTGTCATATCATAAGTAGCCATGATTTATCTCCCTTAACCAGCTATGTTATAATGGGCGCGAACAAGAGCTTCAGGACGAAGAATCTTGCGACCATATAAATGCATACCACGAACGATGTCAGCAAAGCTGTCATTGTCACGATATGTTTCTACCTTCTCTACCTGAGAAGCAGAGGCAACGGCAGAGTCATGTCCTGCAACAATCGCTCCATAGTGTGCGCTTGAACCATTGGTATCTACTGTACCTGGGCCAGTTCCTATAGATGGAAGATTGTTAGACATATAAACTCTAAAACCACGAACCATGCCAGAGATAATACGTCCATTTCTTAGAATGTCCGTGCTACCTGAAGAAAAGTCGTTACTTAATAGTTTAGAGTTTTCATCGTTTAGCTGTTCTGCAAACACAGGATCGACAACAACCCATCGACCATCACGGTCTACGTTTTGCTGATCAAGTAAACGAGCCATACGGTTTAGCACTTCCAAAGGAGTTGCTTCACCAGTAGATCCGTCTGCATGAGTTGCAATAGAGTCAGTAGTAGCACCACCCGACACAAAACTTGCGCGAGAGACTAACATAGAAGCTAGTAGACCTGTAGCAGCAACAGTGCTGATTGGGTCAGTACCAGATTTACTAGCAGCAGTTCCAGCAGTAGCAGCAACAGAACTAATAGTTGCTTGTTGGAAACCAGACAAGTATCCTAGTACATCCATGTCAAATTGATCTTTTAGGCGATAACCTGCACGATCACTTGCCATTGACTCAAAGTTCACATGAGAATGTGCTTCTTCGATGTCGTCAATTTTAAAAGCAAAGTAGTTTGCTTTGTCTACAACGAGCGTGAAATCTTCGTCATCGAGATCCTGTGGAGTTACTTGAGTTCCACGGGCATACTCTTTAACGGTAATTTCAGGCTCTTTGATGATACGAACTGTATCACCGAAGTTTGCGATTTCACCAAAGTAATCACTGTTGGTGATATCTTCTACGACGCTAGTTTTACGAAAAGCCGACTGAACTTTTTTACTGTAAATTACAGGTGAAAAGTTACCATTCGGGAGGTTTCCGTAACCAGCAGCTGTCTTAAAAGCCATTGATTCCTCCGTTATAGCTTATATCACGTAAGTACAGGGCATTTTCTATATGTGGGTGACCTCGTAACTAAGAGGGGCCAACTAGTAAAATGGTAGCCAACCTACTTCTTCTTCTATTATAAAAATATATGATTTTGCATTTTTATATACGTAGCTGTTCTAGACAGGGGTATATCATGCAAGTGATATATAGTTATATTTAATTAATTTATTTTGTCAACAATTATTTACATTGCTGCACCAGAAATGTCGTAAATAAAGGTTCCATTACGTATAGATGCCGTAATTGCTTCTTCATTTGCGTCATATTCTCTACCTGACATCTTTTGAACATCAGATTCTTTAAACCCACCCCTTTTATTTGCACCAGTATCTGCTCTAGGAGTACCCTTTACAGATACGCTGTCCGCTGCATTTGTAGGTGTAGATGTTTTTTTAGTTGCCTTTCTTTCTGCCTTATAGAGCGTGATTGCTTTTGCACAACCATAAGCATCTGTGTCATTTTCGTAAAGTGCATCCTGTACCCATTTCGGCTGTACTGATGCCCATTCATGAAAGGCAGGGTCTTTACGTATATTATCGTAGTCAGGGTGAAAGGTGTGTAACTCAGTTTCTGCTTTTTCACGAACTACATTCTTACGCATTTCCTGTAGCTCTTTCATTTCTTTTTGCAGATCGTCTGACATTTCTCCAGACTTTTTAATTGCAATCGACTCCATCATCTTTGCAACATCTGGGTATTTTTTAGACCATGTAGCAATCTCTGCTTCTGACTTAGGCAGATTTACAGATTTTTTAGTTAAGTCATTTATTTGAGACTGTAGCTTCTTTATCTGTTTTTTATGATCGTCCTGTACACGTTGATTGTGCCTACGTAAATCACCGTATCTTTTCTTGAACGTAAGTTCTTCAGCATCTAAGGTTTCGTTTTCTTCCTCATCTGCTTTTATCTCTTCCTGTTCTTGCGTCAGGGCATCTCGTTGAGCTATTAGTTCTTTTAACTCTGTCTCTTCGTCTATGTCTCTTTTGTATTTTCTTTTGGTATTTACAACGTGTCCTTTAATATTGGACGTATCTTCAATTTGTTCTTCGATTGCCATTAGTATTCTCCTAGCATCAGGGGCCTCAAGTAGCCTTTCACCGCGAAAGGGGTATCGGGTAGCCCGTAAAGTTTAACGTCACGTAGTTGATGTTGGTGACATTAAACTATTCTTAATTGGAATTTCTTTATCAATACCTTCTATTTGCATTGTTTGCTTTACTAGATCCTTAAGATCAGGAAATGTTTTTTGTTTTTTACTTGAATCTTCATCTGCACTTCCAACCTCTTCTCCTGCCTCTACACCTGCATCTACTGTATCTTCTATATTACCAGGAACTGTTTCAGAAAAATCAATTATATCTTGTGCAATTCCAGATAGTTGATCTCCTATTGCTCCTGATATATCCAATCCAAATGGACTTCCACCTATTCCTTCTTTTCCAGTTGCTGCATTTATAACATTACCTATTGCCAATGTTGCTGCAATAGCTGGACTTACGCCACTTAAAATTCCAGCTAACGTATTTGTAAATCCTACAACGCCAGGGTTTTCTGTTTGGAAACCTTTTTCTGTAAGTTCGTTAAGATCTAACTGCGCTGATGTAGGATCGTGTTCGTGTCTAGCGTTTGCTACCGCGTCTACAAATCCAACCTTGTCTGGGGTTGCATCAAGTGCTTGCAAACCTTTTTCATTATTGAGTAACCCATAAGTTCTAGCTTGAGCTAATTCTGCATTTGAAAAATCTTTAGTCACTCTGTCGTAAAGATCAGCATACTCTATAGGTTTTTCAATTCCCACAATATTTTGAGTTGCCTCTTGCATTTCTGTTAAACCTTCTTGTAATTCTTGCATTTCTTCTGGTGTAGCTACTCCAAGTCCTGTCTCATCATCTTCTCCTGCAACTCCTCCTCCTACTCCATCATTGGGGCCAGAGGGTTCCCCCATCCCTCCCATCATCATTTTTAATACATTATCTTCTTCTTCTATTTCTTCCTTATCTTTGCCATCAAAATCTACTTCTATTACATTATCCTCAAACAATTCCATCTGTTCGTCCATATTGTCTTCTTTATCATCTTCTTCTTGATCGGACATATCATCTTGCATTGCCTGTATGTCTACTTCTACAATTTCTAATTGAGGCTTATCTTGCTCTTTTGTTTCAACAGGCTCACCGTCCTCATCTACCTTATGCAGTCTGCCATCTTGTTGCATAGACATAAGACCACATTTCGCCATCATATGCATCTCTTCTAGATGTTTTATACCCCAATACCGTACAACATCAGCAGGTATTACATACTCACCCTCTGATAGCATTACAGGTATATCGTCAGCTACTTCTTCTTCTAAAGAGCCAAACGGCACTTTGTTCTCCTCAAAGGGTTTGTCGTAGTTCATCATTTGATTGTTCTCCAAGATTTAAGTCTGACATTTGACTGTCTATGTCTAGCTCTTCTTCTGTTGTGTCTAAATACAGGGGCATCTCACTTGCACCACCTGCCTCACTTCTATCTCTTGAGTATTGGTCTGCTTCCTCTACAGTATCAAATCGTGGAAACTCTAGATTAGGGTTTCTTGCCTCAAAGTCCATCGCTGCAATCATTGCATCCTGCCCACTTAATTCTTGTGGTATATTTGTTTTTTTGTCTTTATATATAGTAGGATGTAATACAACTGTACCATCCTCTAGTGTAGAAGACGTAGACTTTTCTGTTGCTTCCCTAGTTATGGGCGTAGTGTCTAATTCTGTTTGAGGTAATTCTTCTCGTATAGACTCTCCCTGATCTAGCGGTACAAGTTCTGCGTCCTGCTCCACTTCATCGGACTCTATTTCTATTGTTTCTTTAGTGTCTTTCGGTATGAATTGATTAATACTAGTTATCGTTGCTACTGGCCCTATGTATGAAGCTAAAACATTAGTATCATTTAAAGTTGAAAACTTTGCAGAAAGTTCTTTACTTATTTTTGTAGGATCTTTTGGATCAAATGTAATTGCTTTAAGAGTGGTTATATACTCGTTTGGCTTACCTACTTTAAATATATCTTTAATTTTTTTAGATGACCCTTTTACGACTTGTTTTGCTAACACGGGCGGTAATGTTGCCTGAGAAAAAGGTTGCCTTACTACCTTATCTTTCGCCTTGCCTTGAGCAGTAAACACATTTTTCATCTCATCATTTACAGGAATTGTTAAAAATACATCTCCTACTTCATTTGCCTGTTCATTTATTCTAAGAAGAAATCGTGATATGTAGCCCCCACTTGCTTCTGTATCTTTCCATGATGATATATTAGTGTCATCAAAGGCTGCTTCCTTTGCCCATTTATTTCCAAATTCTTTTTGATATTCTGCCCTACCTTGTGGCGTATTTGGAGCATATGTAAACTTTTTAAATCTGGTTGTTTTTTCTATGCCCTCTGCGAATTGATATTCAGATAAATTATTAAATATAAGAGAGGCTTTGCCATCAGGTTTGAATGCCAAAGATGCAGTAAGATTATATGATTCTTTGGCTGCCTTGAAAGCAGTGTTGCCGTATGCGTTACTGAATATTAAATCTACATAGCCAAGAACTACGTCTATGTTTTGATTATCAACATCTCCTTTTGTATATTTTATAACAGAATCTTTTACGTTAATATATGTTTCTAATAGTTCTTTTATATTTGGATTTTGGGGAAGTACGAAACCCTCTACAACAGGGGGAACGTGCATACTTAGCGATTTACCCAGAGTTAAAAATTGTAAAGGAATAGCACCTTTAGGTGGTGCAGATGTCGCTCCAGCCATTGTTCCTTGATATAATTTTTTCTTACCTGTAATTATATAGTTACTGGAACTTACGCCATCTTCAAATACATATGCATTGTTATATAGGGGCTTATCATACACAAATGCATTTTGGTTCATATCCCCACCATATATGGGGCCTACTGAACTATATTGTGATACTCCCTCTACTTTCTTATAATTAACGCCATCAGGTAGTTGCTTAAAAGTCCAGTTATTACTACCAAAAGGGTCTAGCATAAATTTTACTTTTTCTTTTACGCCCTTTTTCTTTAATACTTTATCAACAGCTACTGCTTGCTTTCTAGTGTATGAAGGTAGGGGGGTAGTACCCAATGGTAGATTTGTTGGCGCGGAAAGTTCTTCATCTGTCTGTTCTTTTCCAATTCCCCACTTTTTTTTCTGTTTTACTATCTCTTGAGAAAAAGGAATTTCTCCTTGCTCAATCGCCTCACTTAATTCTTTTCCTAGTATTTCTTCGCTAGATGCTCCTGCTGCTTTTGCTTTGTAATAAGCACTAGGGGTTAAAGTAGTGCCTTGTATCAAACTGGGATAAGGTTGTTGAAACGTCAGTTCCCCTTGACTAAATCTTTGAAAACCGCCTGTAGGATCAAAGCCCTGCTTCTGTGCTTTATATTCAGGAGTGCTTCTATATTTAGCAAGTAATATTTGTAGTGGCTCATTTATTTTGTTTGGGCCATCTCCAGAAGGAGAGAAGGTAAGTTCTTGCAGATCTTTTTCGTTTATTGGAGTAGGTTTTACTGCAACGGCATCATGTACATCTATAGAGTCTTGTAAACTTTTTGATATATTACCCCATCTAGAACCATACGTATTAATAAAGTTATCAACTGCGTCATCAGCATTCATCCCAACAGCTTTAGTGGCCCTCTCTACAGTGTCTAGCAATTCTTCTTGGTTCATTCTGAATTGTGCTAGTGCTTTTTTAACCCCTTGCATATATGCTATGGGGTTTTTATTATATGCATCCATAAGCACACTACGGGCTGCTTCATTTTTTTCACTAACTAACGAAGACCAATCTTCTATAGAATTAGAAGGTACATCAAAGAAAGAGGTTGAGTTAGGTTTATATCCACCCATAGCCCTAAAAGCACCAGACCCTCCAGCATCAAGTTGTATTAACTGAGCTTTGCCAGTTCCTAATTTTTTTCCAAACGCTACATTATCTTTAGCTAAACCTATTGCATCCCAATCTTTCATAATGGCTGCGGCAACGTGTATTCTTCCCATGTCTTCTGGGTCTACAAAATCAACTTTATAGGGTTCTATGTCCTCAATAAATTCTGATAGAATGAATACTTTTCCTTTACCATCTATATTTGCGTGTATTACTTTAACGTCTGGGGTTTTTGTACCTGTTATTTGATACGCTTTAGCAGTTATAGCTTCTTGAGCAGCTTGCTCTGGATTATCATAATATTTAGCAATATACTCTATACCTGTTGCTTTATCTTTTATTTTAGCACCATCTGCTGAACCACCAGGTTTTGGCCCTATCGTTTCAAATTCTTCAAATTGAACCATATCAGAATCTTTTGTTTTTTTCAAATCATCTAGGACAGTTGCCGTATCCTGAAATTTTTTCTCAAATTCTGGGTCAGGAGACATACTCGAAGTTTCTAATATTGGATGGTCGTTTAAAGTAGTTTTATTTATTTTTAAAGTGTCTGCCATCTCGTTTGCTTCTACCATATATTTATCAATATTTTTGTTTTGTAAATAGGTAAGGTAGTTAGATGCAAATTTTTTATCTATTTGTTCAGTACTTGCTAATAGGTTTCCTTTTAAAACAAAACTTTCTTCTTCTTCTAACACATTAAATAAATCTTTATAATTATCTGGAGTTTTAGCATTTTTTACTGCTTTTAAAAACTCAATCTCGTCACTAGCAGATGGCACACCCTTAAATGGAAATGCATCTTGTGCGTCCTCTGGTTTAGTTTTATATTTTTCTAAAAACTCTTCAGGTGTAATAGGTTTAACGGAATCGACGGCTTTTAGAATTGATTCTGGTACATTTGATTTATCTTGCTCTCCCAGTTCTTTTGCTAATTCAGAAAGTTCGTCATCAAATGGATCTTCTATTTCTGGTGGTTTATTTTCTTGTATAGATTTTAATAAGTTTTCCTCTATATCTGGTGCTTTTAGTGCTAATTCTGTTTGTTTATCTACGGGAAGTTTTTCTGCTTCTGTTACAGGTGTTCCTAAAGGCTCTTCGTCTGTTGGTTTTGGCTCAACAGCTTTATCTAGCTCTTTATTAATTTCTGGCGATAACTTTTCTTTTACGGCTTCATATTTATTTGCCGTGTCTTCACCTTTAGCTTTTGCAAATGCCATCTTACGCATGGTATTTAATTTTATAATACCTCTAACTGCACTCTCTGAAAGACCTAAAGCTATTAATGTTTCTATCCCGTTATTAACACGGTTTTCAAATTCTGTATTGTTAGGATTAGTAGCGAGTATTCTACCTAAAGTTTCTAACGCCTCTAAGTTATTTTCTTTAGATATATCTTCTACAAAATTAAAAAAGTTTTCTTCGTCTGGTGACATACCGCCAAAACCAACTAGCGCATCTGCTGTTGCTGTTGCTACTAGGGGCCTAAAGCCTAAAGCTACTTGAAATATTCTTGCAAAGCCTATTGCAGGAACTGCATAACTAACCATTTCACCACCTGCTGTTCCTAATTTTCCTATAGTTTCCATTAAACGTCTGCCCCCTGCATCTTTCTCTGGGGCCTGTTCACTAGCAAATTTTAAGAACTTACCTGATACACTTTTGCTAAGAGTATCTACGTATTCTTGATCCAACGCACCTACAAATGATGCAAAGTTTCCTCCTATCTTTCCTAGACCGTGGAGTAGTCCAAAGGCTATAGATGTAGGAACCATGTACGTCGATTTAAGAGCAGCCTCTAAAGAAATAGTTTGAGGTACTTTTTCTTTTTCCGTATCTAACTCTGTTAAAGTTTGTGCTATATTATATAATGGAGATCCCTTTGTAGATCTTCTTAGTCTGTCTTCTCTTCTAAGACGCTCTAGGGCTGATTCTAAATTGCGGCGTGGTTCTTTAGCCATTTTATTGTTTTTTCCCATCATTTATAACATTGGCCTTTAACTTTAGTAATTGATCTAGTATAGATATCTGGCCTTGATACCTGTGTATTTCTACGGGAGAATCTGCATACGAAAGATTAGCAACTGCCCTTTCTCTTATGTAGCTTATGTGCTTTTCCAATTCTTCATATCGGGGATGCGTAACTATATCCCGTAGTTTTTTGTACTCCATTATTGTAGTAATCCTGGGGGTAATCCTGCATTAGGTGGCGGTTCCTGCATCTGTTGTTGCTGTTGAGGTGCTTGTGGAGGATTACCTGAAAACTGTGGTTCTCCTGGTACTGGTACTCCACCTACACCTATGTTAGCATTACCTGCCCCTGTCATATCCATCTCGCCCTGTGGCGGTTGTTGTGGCCCTTGCTGTTGTTGCATCAAATATGTTTGCCTCAACATTTCCTCTGGTGTATTTGTAACTTTATTTGGATCTAGCATCATCGACTTAGCTATCTCACGTATTATGTAAGGGAACTTAGCAAACGGTGCAAGTACAGGATTACTCGTTATTTGCAAGAAGGACATAAGCCGTTGTGACCTTACCTCGTTTTGCATCAGGCTTTCTAGTCCTCTAGCTTTAACTTCTAGGTCACCCTTTATGTCTTTGTTGTAGTTAAACTGCATATTGAACGCGAACATAGCCTGACCTAGTGGGCGTAGCATATAGTCATCAAAGTTTTTAACAACAGTTTTTATAGAACCTGCTGCTGCCCCCATCAACATAGAGATACCAGCTGCCGTTCTACCTACTCCCGAAACACCAGTTTGCCCGTGTGAAAATGACGGTATGCCTGTTGACTCATCGGCTAACACTCTGGCTTTATCAAACAACTGCATATTTTCGTTACTTACGTTAGGAAACTTAGTGCCAAATATAGCCTGTCCAGGCGCACCGCCTTGTCTTCTAAATACTTTTCCTGGGTATACTGTAAGATCTTGTCCTGGGGTTAAATTAGTTTCATCTACCTCTATAAGCAAGTTGCCAGACAAAACTGCATTATCCACTGCCATACGCATAAACCCATTCATCAGGGTCTGTGTATCATCCATGTTTTCGCCAACGCCAATACCAAAGAAGGCATATGGATTTAATTCATACGGAACAGCACAGTAAGGTATGCGTTTTGGTAGAAATGGATTGACCACAAACCGTAGCACTTCGCCATTACATATCCATACGTTTACCTGTAGTTCGTCTACCTCGCTGTATTCTTCTGGTATATCTATGCCAGATTCTTCTACAAGTTCTCTGTCCATTACACCCCAATACTCTAGGGCTTCATATCTGTGTGTGTCGTACCCACGGGAACTTTCCTCATCCTGAGAATCAAGTAAGCTGGATTCCCACCATTTTATGTTGTAGTTTTGGCCTTTTTCTATAGCCTCTGCAATAGAATCTTCTCTAAAAAATGGTCTGGTTCGTAAATTTCTTAATTGTGTTTTGGTAAGTTTGTGACGCTCTATTACGTAGTCGCACTCTTCTATATTAGATGCATCAGGGTCAGGATAAAAATTCCAAGAAGACACATGAGATACTTTAGGAACTGTCTTAATTGTTGGATCGTATTGCCCATCATCATCCCAGTTTGCATACTCTTTGGTTGTAGCAAACGGCCCTTTGAGTACACCAGTGCCAAACAGAGCGCATTCAAATGCAGTATTTCTAAGGTGCATACTGGCATCTGATTCTTCTAGCTGATCTTTTATCTGTTTTTCCATCATTTTTGCAGCGACCATTGCAGGATGAAAATTAACAGAAGATTGAGTTATGCCAAACCCCTCATTAAGTGTGTCTACATTTTCCAGTGCGTCTTTTAGTGGGCCTAGCTTTTCAGACAGGTCGCTTAATTCCGTAGCACCAGGAGGTAAAACTTTACCATCACCATCATAACCGTATAGATCTTTTGGCATTTCTCCTAAATCTACATCTTTAGGTTCATTAGGATCAAAATTTACAGTTTCTGCTACGCCCTCTGGTAAAATTGTGGGTTCAATAGACAGAGGAAACTCGTTGTTTGCAAGTAATACATCTACTAATTGACTGTACGCTGCTAATACTTTTGTCTTTGTTACTTTTATAAATACGCGAGATTTTTCTGCTTCAGTAAACTGTACATCAGGAGAGTATACGCCCCTATAGTTTTTATATGCACGTATCCAGTTTGACTCTTCCTGATATTTTGCATCTTCTGCCCTAGAAAATAATTTTTCTATATGATCAGTTATACCAGAAGCATCTTCAGTTTCTTGGTTACCATCTTCTAAATAGGAACTGGTGCTATCGTCTAAAAATTCTGTTTCGTCAGCCATGTTTTACCTTCTCTTAATATCCAAATACTGCATCAGCAGGTTTAAAAGTTTCTATAGCTGATGTTGAAGGATCTAAATCAAATATATTTCTAGGCACTGGTCTAGATTGTAGTCCATATCTTAATGCATCGTATAAATGGTCTTCTGAATGTGTATCTATATCCTCTGGGTTTCTTTTGTCTAACGGTAAAATAGGCAACTGTGCAATTAAATTTGTACACGTATTAAATATCTGTATCCCAGGCATATCTGTATCTTCATCTACACGCAACAGTCTGTGTACCTCATTTTTACCGCTTACCCTACTTCCTTTACTTCTATCTGATGGCCTAAATCTACAGCCTTCTAGTATCATTTGCTCTGCAAGGCTAGGGCCTGTATCGCCTCGTTTGTGCCAACATGAAGAGTCTAAAACTCCATACGCCATCTTACCGTCTTGGTTTTCTAAATTCAATATAATTCTAGCCAACTCTACCGCCAAAACTTTTCTTACGTACAATTCTCTGTATACAACTAATGTATCATCTGGCGTAACCGCAAACCATAATACGGCAGAATAAGATCCGTACCCATAGTCACAGGCCCTAAATTTTCTCCACCCACTAGGTATATCATACGGTTGTATTACGTGGGTCTTTCTATCAAACTCTGTAAATGCAGCGCCCTCTGCAATATCCCAACTTCCGTATAGTAGTTGTTTTCTTTGTACCTCTGGCAGAGACAGTAGCATTGTTTCGTAGTCACCCTCATTGTAAAGATATGGATTATCCTTTAAACTGGCTGGTATAAACCTTCTTTGAAACAATGGCTCCCCTGCTCTACTGTGACCTTTCGGGTATCTTAATACCTCCTTTGTTTCGGAATCTCTAGCCCAAAACGATTTGTTTGGGGTTGATGGATCTATAAACATCTTCTTAACCCAAGAATGTCCTGGCCCTCCTGGGTTTGTAGTCGCTCTCATATATACTTTTATCTCAGGGTTTGTTGACCTTAATCGAGATCTGAGATAATCCCAAGGAAACGCTGTAGGATATTGCGTAAGCTCGTCAAAACCCACGTACGAAAAGCTTTGACCTTGGTAACGAAGTACGTCTTTATCCTGTTCCAAGTACGTGAGCCAAATTCTCGCACCTGATGGAAAAGTCCATTGACTTTTTCTTTCAGACCATTTGGCCCCACGATAAAACTTCGGATATAGTTCCGTAGACTTGTGAATAAGTTCCCTAAGTTCGTCATTTGTTCTCCTAAGTATAAGTGCGCTATGATCAGACTGTTTACAGTACCTCAATGGGTCTATTAATAGCGCAAAACTTTTACCTCCTCCAGCAGCACCCCCGTACAGTACTTCTCTTTCTGGTGCATCTATAAACTCTTGTTGTGGCCCCTTGTTTAACGTAACATAACTAGTATTAATCTGTTCTTTTTGTTCTTCGCTAGGCGAGGAGTTCGTCTGCCCATTCGGTGTCGATTCTATCTCCTCTTTGTTCAACTGAAGCGTAGAGGATTTTTTCTTGGATGCTTTTCTCTTTTTGGGCGTACTCTTTCGCTTTGGAGGCATAATGTTTGTACGATTGGACTGCATTCTGTCTATCTCTCTCTTTAGTTATTAGTTTATGTAGTGCCTGATACGTTATGGTTCTCCCCGTCTTGGCAGATAGCCACCTAGAAACTTCCCTGTAACTGCAAGTCTTCAAATATTCTTTGGCCTCAAGTAGGGCATCTAACTGCTCCTGTATAGGCAACAGTATAGTATTATCATTCGGATCAGCCTCATACCCAAACGGTATCTGTCGGCTCTTCCTTACAACTGACCTCCAAGTATTTTTAGTGGGTGTTTCTTCCATTATCTTTTTCGTCGTCTTCTTCTTCGTATTTCGGCTCTGCCTTTGGTGCAAACATTATCATGCTTTGTGGCTCTGCCTGTACAGATATGCGTTCCGTTTTAACTATGCCCGTTCTATCTAAAATTTCACGGGCTGCCGATATTCTATCCCGATTGCCCAAGGCGGTTGGGTCAGTCAATACGCCCGTCATTGCCATCGCTGCCATAGGCCCATTAGACGCTAGATACATTTGCGTCCTGTCTATTATTTCGTTCTGTAGTGTCTGTAATACGGTGCTGGTTTTAGTGTTTTCGCTATACCCTGCAATCTTCATAGCAGTACGTATGTTGCCGTTGGCATCGTCAAACAGGCAGTCTAGGAATGTTCTCTGTCTATCTGTTAGTTCTTTTGCCATTAGATTTTCTAGCTTTCTTTTGTTTGTAGTCCTGCATTATTCGGGCAATGCGCTGTCTTTGCGCTCTAGTTATATTACCACCGCCCTTCATGCCAAGTGGCTTCTTGAATTTAGTGGTTGCACCTAGTCTGGAAGTCATGCCCCCCATACGCAAGTCGGGCCTACCTGCTGGATACGCAATGTGGCCCTCTGACTTTAGCCCTTGATCAAAATCTGGATCGTCATCTGGTATATCTTCAAATCTTATAGTACGGCCCAATAGACTGCTTACAAGTTTTTCTACTATATTGCGATCTCCATCTTCGGGTTTTGTGCCACCATATCCCTGATTTTCAGATACGTTCTGTATACCTGCATCTCGTAACTGTTGAAGTTCGTATTCGCCAGCCCTTCTTCTACTTTTCATTGTTGCTTTTTTACTTTCCGATTCATCAGCTGGTTCGACTTTATTATTATTTTTTTTAGTACGAGAGGGTATAAAAGATTTACTACCCACTGGATCTTCTACCCATGTTGGTTTAGGTAATTTTTCAGAGGTTGCCTTCTTGGGCATTTTCTTACCGAAAGATATAGCAGATTTATTTT